TCTTAAGGATAAGGTTACGGTTTTTAATCCAGGGTCGCGTCAACAGGTCGCAGAGAGACTTGAAGCTAAGGGTGCAGTATGGTCGAGGCTTACGCCGTCTGGTCGTCCGCAAGTTGATGAAAGCACGTTGGAAGATAATAAACACGTACCGGAGGCTGCTCTTGTCCTCGAATATCTACTCCTACAGAAACGCTACGCCCAAGTTAAAAGCTGGCTAGAGCATACTGAGGATGATGGACGGGTTCACGGCAGAGTAACTACCAACGGTGCTATCACAGGGCGTATGACACACCAGAACCCTAACATGGCACAAGTGCCTGCTAGTTACTCTCAGTACGGCCACGAGTGCCGCAGCTGTTGGACGGTGCCTGAAGGTAAGAAGCTAGTAGGCTTTGACGCTAGTGGACTAGAGCTGCGTATGTTAGCTCACTACATGAAAGACGAGGAGTTTACAAATGTCTTGCTTACAGACGATATTCACACCAGAAACCAAATGGCTGCAGGGCTTGAAACAAGACCTCAAGCTAAGACTTTCATCTATGCTTTCCTCTACGGGGCAGGAGACGCCAAAATTGGAAGCATCGTCGGAGGATCTGCTGCTGATGGTGCAGAGCTTAAGCAGCGATTTTTACGAAATACACCTTCTCTTGAAAACTTACGAAGTCGAGTTGGACAACAAGCTAAAAGAGGTTATCTTAAAGGACTCGATGGTCGAAAGCTCTGGATCAGATCAGAGCACGCTGCACTGAACACGTTGCTACAGGCTGCAGGTGCTATCGTGATGAAGCAGGCGCTTGTAAAGCTGGATGAGATGGCACAAGAGTTTGACATTGATTACAAATTTGTGGGGAACATACATGACGAAGTTCAGACAGAGGTTGATGAGCAACAGGCAGAGACTTTCGGGTGGCTTGCGGTCGAATGTCTTAAGGAAGCAGGAGAAGACTTCGGACTCAGGTGTCCGCTCGACGGCGAATACAAGATCGGAAATACTTGGGCAGAAACGCACTGATTTGTACGAAAAAGTGCTTGACTCTGAGTCCAGATTCTGATATAATATTAGTATCAACACAAGAGACATACTTATGAAGATATACAACTTAGTCGATGACATCTACTCTGTCGTCTCAACAAAAGAGCCGATGGAGGGTGTCGATCTGGAGCAGGAGATTGAGCACTTCGGTGAAAACTGCAAGCGCCTCATGCGTAACCTGTTCACAGAGAAAAGAGACGGACGTACTCTTCGTATGTCTAACATCGGACGCACTGACCGATACCTCTGGAACGCTGTAAACAAACCTGAAGTAACAGAGGATATGACACCCAACACCTACGTCAAGTTCATGTACGGCCACTTGATCGAAGAGATGTTGTTGTTTTTAACTAGACTGGCTGGGCACGAGGTAACAGATGAACAGAAAAAGTGTGAAGTTGAAGGCATTACAGGTTCTATGGACTGTAAGATTGACGGTATCGTCACTGATATTAAATCTACTTCTACGTTTGGGTTTAAGAAATTCAAAGATGGCACTCTCGCTTACGACGATCCGTTTGGTTACATCGCTCAGATTAAGGGATATGCACACTCGGAGGGAGAAACAAAGTTCGGGTGGTTAGCTATGGACAAACAGAACGGACATCTAACGTATCTGATGTACGACTCTGAGGACACGCAAGCACCTGTGTACGACCTGATCAGTTTCGACATTGCCGAGAGGATCCGCGAAATAAAAAAGCTCGTGGCGCAACCTACTCCGCCGGATATTTGCTACGAGCCTATAGACGATGGAAAAAGTGGAAACCGGAAACTCGCCGTAGGTTGCTCGTACTGTCAATACAAAAAAGAGTGTTGGCCCGAGCTAAGAGCCTTCTCGTATTACTCAGGGCCCCGTTATCTAGTAGAGGTAGTAAATGAACCGAAAGTCCAAGAAATCCAGATTGGGTGATTTTAGATCGGAGTTTGAGAGAGATGTTGCAACGCAGTTACAACCATTTGGTTTTGATTACGAACCGTATCAAGTCCCGTACATCATCGAACGAAAGTACACACCAGACTTCGTGTACGAGAGAGGAGACAGAACGTATCTCATTGAGTGCAAGGGATACTTTAGAGCAGGAGATACGCAGAAGTATCGATCGGTCGCTAAGTCAATACCGGGGACGCAAGAACTCATATTTGTGTTGATGAAGCCTAATCAGCGAGTCAACAAAGCAACAAAGAGCACGATGGCACAGTGGTGTGAAAAGAACAACATTAAATGGTACTGTCTAAACACGTTGAGGGAGCTAGTAGATTATGTCACTGACACTAGAAGAAATTAAGGAGCGACTGTTGAAGCTGTACGATCCTGATGATCTTCTGGAGGCGCTTCAGATAACTGCACAGGATATACTGGACAGGTTTGAAGATAAACTCATCAGACGATTAGACAGTTTTCAAGAGGAGATAGAAGAGGAAGAAGAGTATGAGTATTGATGACGCAACAGCAGCAGACTGGGACGCAGTAGGTGTCAAGACTTGGTACGGTAAACGTCAAGTGCCTAAGTTTGATTCCGTTAACAATCCACACCATTATAACACAGGCGGCATCGAGTGCATTGAAGCTATCAAAGAGTCTATGGACAAGCCCGAGTTCAAAGGCTATCTCAAGGGCAACATAATGAAGTACCTGTGGCGTTACGAATATAAGAATGGCGTAGAGGATCTTCGGAAAGCAAAGTGGTATCTTGATAAGTTAGTTGAGGAGAATCTATGAACGTCATCGAAGGGAACTTCGGCAACAAGGACAAGCCTGCTTCAGCAGAGGACTTGTACGCTGCGTTAGCCGAAGGTATAGTTAAGCTAGGGATCAACACTAATGAGCTACGCACAGCTGTGGTGCTCTATGTGCCGGGTCAGATGCTGGATGTGTTGACCCCAGATGGATCACCAGAGAACGCTATGCTGCTCCTAGAGCTAGGCAAAGCATTTATATTAAATGAAATGATCGCACCAACTGAGGAAGATTAATGGACGCATATCAACAGTACATACACAAGTCACGCTACGCTCGTTACATTCCAGAGGCACAGCGTCGAGAGACTTGGGAAGAAACAGTAGGTCGTTACATGAACTACTGGGTAGACAAAGGCTACATCAAAGACAAGGAAGCACACGAGCTTGCACAGACGGTAGAGAACCTAGAGGTTATGCCCTCTATGCGAGCGTTGATGACTGCTGGTGAGGCTCTGGATCGTGACAACGTAGCTGGGTTCAACTGTAGCTATCTACCTATTGATCACCCTAAAGCGTTTGATGAGATGATGTACGTGCTCATGTGTGGAACAGGTGTAGGCTTTAGTGTCGAGCGTCAGTACATCACCAAGTTGCCAGAAGTAGCAGAGGAGTTCCATGAAACAGACACAATTATCCATGTTGCGGATTCAAAAATTGGATGGGCAAAAGCGTATCGGGAGTTGGTATCGTTGCTGTATTCAGGTCAACTTCCCAAGTGGGACGCTAGTGGTGTACGACCTGCTGGTTCCGAGCTCAAAACTTTTGGAGGTCGAGCTAGTGGCCCAGAACCTCTGCTCGAACTTTTCCAATTCACCGTGGAAGTCTTTCGAGGGGCTGCTGGACGAAAACTTAGCTCCATTGAATGCCACGATCTCTGCTGTAAGATTGCTCAAATCGTAGTCGTAGGTGGTGTCCGCCGTAGTGCTCTGATCAGCCTGAGCAACTTGACCGATGACCGTATTCGTCGCGCTAAGTCTGGACAGTGGTGGCAGGATAATCCACAACGTGGCTTAGCAAACAACAGTGCGTGTTACACTGAGAAGCCAGACTTTGAGGCATTTTTGAATGAGTGGAAAAGTTTGTACGAGTCCCGCTCCGGTGAACGAGGAATGTTCTCTCGAGTTGCAAGTCAGAAACAAGCTGAGCGAACTGGGCGAAGAGATGCTACCCATGATTTTGGAACTAATCCGTGTAGCGAAATTATCCTCCGGCCCTATCAGTTCTGCAACCTGTCGGAAGTTGTTGTCCGGCCAAACGATACACTCTCAGACCTCAAACGGAAAGTACGTGTTGCGACTATCCTTGGGACTCTACAGGCAACGTTAACTGACTTCCGGTACTTGCGAAAGGTGTGGAAAGACAACACAGAGGAAGAAGCACTGCTAGGTGTTTCACTAACAGGTATCATGGATCATCCAGTGTTATCTGGAAGGAAAGATAAAAATGAACTTAAGAAGTGGCTTAAGCAAATGCGTGAAGAAGCTATTGGGGTTAATGCCAACTGGTCAAAACGACTGGGTATTAATGCTTCTGTATCTATTACTGCAGTTAAGCCTAGTGGTACTGTTAGCCAACTTGTTGATAGTGCTTCTGGTATTCACCCTCGAT